AGCTGATGGCCACCAGTCGGCAACGGATCCAGCTGCGACGGGACACGGCGGCCAACTGGACCGCTGCCAACCCTGTTCTGCTGGCTGGTGAGGCTGGCTATGAGACGGACACCGGCGCGTTCAAGATCGGCAACGGCAGCTCAGCGTGGTCGGCGTTGGCCTATGCCAGCGGCAACCGTTTGCAGGATCTGACGGATGTTGCAGTGGGCAGTCGCGTTGACGGCAGCCTGCTGATTTACGAGGCAGCCACTGCGAAGTTTGTTGCCAACGACATCAACACTAAAATCACACTGACGGACGGGGGCAACTTCTAAGCCATGGCCAACACCCTACGCATCAAGCGCCGGACAAGCGGCGGCACCGGAGCCCCCTCCAGCCTGGCGAACGCAGAACTCGCCTACAACGAGGTCGATGACGTTCTCTACTACGGCAAGGGCACCGGCGGCGTAGGGGGCAGCGCCACCACGATCCCGGCGATTGCTGGCCCCGGCGCGTTCTTGACGCTGAGCACCACGCAGACGGTCAGCGGCAACAAGACGTTCACCGGCAGCGTTGACCTGACCGGCTCCAACGCCACAGCTGCCACGCAGACGGCCAGCGACAGCAGCACCAAGGTTGCCACTACCGCCTTCGTCAAGGCGCAGAACTACATCACCGGCAACCAGACGATCACCTTCAGCGGTGACGCCTCGGGCTCCGGCACCACCTCCGTTACCCTGACCCTGGCCAACGCCGGCACGGCTGGCACCTACACCAAGGTGACCACCGACGCGAAGGGTCGCGTCACCTCCGGCACCACGCTCAGCGCCACCGACATCCCGACGCTGACGGCGGCAAAGATCTCGGATTTCGACACCCAGGTGCGCACCAGCCGCCTGGACCAGATGGCGGCACCGACCGCTGAGGTGTCGTTGAACAGCCAGAAGATCACCAACCTGGCAACGCCGACCGCTGACACCGACGCGGCCACCAAGGCGTATGTGGACGCCTCCCGCAGCGGCCTCGACGTGAAGGCCAGCGTGCGGGCTGCCACCACCGCCAACATCACGCTGAGCGGCACGCAGACCGTTGATGGCGTGGCGCTGATCGCTGGCGACCGCGTGCTGGTCAAAGACCAGAGCACGGCCAGCGCCAACGGCATCTATGTGGTGGCGGCCAGCACCTGGTCCCGCTCGACCGATGCGGACACCGACGCCGAAGTCACCTCCGGCATGTTCACCTTCGTCGAGGAAGGTACGGTCAACGCCGACAGCGGCTGGGTGCTGAGCACCAACAACCCCATCGTGGTGGGGTCCACCTCACTGGCCTTTGCGCAGTTCTCCGGCGCTGGTCAGATCACCGCTGGCGCTGGTCTCACCAAGACCGGCAACACCCTGGGCGTGGTGGGCACCAGCCACCGGATCCTGGTCAACGCCGACTCGGTGGACATCGCCTCCACCTACGCCGGCCAGACCTCGATCACCACGCTGGGCACCATCACCACCGGCACCTGGAACGGCACCACGGTGGCCGTGGCCAACGGCGGCACCGGCGCGACCACGCTGACCGGCGTGCTGAAGGGCAACGGCACAAGCGCGTTCACGGCTGCTGTGGACGGCACCGACTACCTGAGCCCCAACGCAACCATCGACGGCGGCAGCTTCTAAACCGTTCCGCTGTCAGTCCCGCCTACATAGGCACTACAGGGAAGCCACATGGCAAACGTCATCAGGATTAAGCGATCCGCAGTCGCCAGCAAGGTGCCAGCTGTTGGCGACCTGCAGCTGGGCGAGCTGGCGGTCAACACCTTCGACGGCAAGCTCTACACCAAAAAGGACAACGGCACCGCCTCCATCGTGGAGATCGGTGCGGGCGGCAGCGGCACGGTCACCAGCGTTGCGACAGGCACCGGCCTGACGGGTGGACCGATCACAACGACTGGCACCGTCAGCCTGGCAAACACGGCCGTCACGGCCGGCAGCTACACCAACACCAACATCACGGTGGATGCGCAGGGGCGCATCACGGCGGCCAGCAACGGCGCCGCTGGTGGCGTGACCTCATTCAGCGCAGGCACCACTGGCCTAACCCCGAGCACGGGCACCACCGGCGCGATCACCCTGGCCGGCACCCTCGCCGTCGCCAACGGCGGCACGGGCGTCACCACCAGCACCGGCTCGGGCAGCACGGTGCTGAGCACCAGCCCGACGCTGGTGACCCCGCTGCTCGGCACGCCTACCTCCGGCACGCTCACCAACTGCACCGGCTACACCTTCGCCAACATCGCCAGCAAGCCGACCACGTTGGCGGGTTACGGCATCACGGACGCGCCGACCACCACCGGCACTGGCGCCTCCGGCACCTGGGGCATCAGCATCACCGGCAGCGCGCCAACGCTGACCACCGCCCGCACGATCAACGGCACCAGCTTCAACGGCTCGGCCAACATCACCACCACCAGCTGGGGCACCGCCCGCACGCTCAGCTACACGGGTGACGCCACCGGCTCAGGTTCTGTTGACGGTTCAGCCAACGCTTCCATTGCCCTGACCCTGGCCAACAGCGGCGTCACGGCCGGCAGCTATGGTTCGGCAACCGTTGCGCCGGTGCTGACTGTGGACGCCAAGGGGCGGATCACTGCAGCATCGACGGCAACCATTGCCCCGGCCTTCAGCTCAATCACCAGCAAGCCGACCACCCTCAGCGGCTACGGCATCACCGATGGCACCTCAAACGCCGCCAACGGCTGCATCACGCTGAACAACCAAACCATCAGCAACAACTACAGCTTCACCGCCGGTCAAAATGGCGTCAGCCCAGGGCCGATCACAATCTCCGCAGGCATCACGGTGACGGTCACCTCGGGCTGTGGGTGGGCGATTGTCTAGCTCACGCAAATTCACGTCATCCTTCGTGCTTGCATGTTGCTGCGCGGTTAATCTGAAACCATGACGACACGCCGCGAAACCATCCTGGCTGCAGTTCGCACAGCGCTGACTGGCACCACAGGCGTGAGCGCGCGCATCTACCGCAGCCGAGTCGAACCGATGGCACGGGCAGAAAGCCCCGCCATCGTGATTGAGCCGCTGCAGGACCAGGCCGCGCAAAACACCAGCCTGCCGACGCTGGATTGGAGCCTGACGGTGCGAATCAGCGTGATCGTGCGCGGCGTGGTGCCGGACCAGCAGGCGGACCCGATTGTGCAAGACATGCACAGCAAGCTGATGGCTGACCTGACGCTGGGCGGCTACGCCATCGACGTGCAGCCGCAGGGCGTAACCTTTGAGATGGTTGAGGCGGATCAACCGGCTGGCGTGATCAGCTGCGACTACCTGATCCGATACCGCACCAGCGTCACTAATCTGGCAACCGGATGATGGCTACGATGGACGAGTATCAAGGCCAGGGCGGGACTTACCTCCTGGATCCAAAAACCGGCAAACGCAAGCTCATTGAGCGCACCGAGCCGGCCACCTTCTCCGAACCCCAACAAGAGGTAACGAGCAATGCCGCTCCTGAGCCGCAAACGCCTGATCCTGGCAAAAACTGAGTCCACCTACGGCACGGATCCCACGCCCAGTGGGTCGTCCAATGCCATCCTGGTGCGCAACCTTGAGATCACCCCGCTGCAGGCCGAAACGGTCAGCCGCGATCTGATCCGCCCCTACCTCGGCGTGAGCGATCAACTGCTCGCGCAGACCCGCGTCGAGGTGACCTTTGAGGTAGAGCTGGCTGGTTCCGGCACCGCTGGCACCGCCCCGGCTTACGGCCCGGTGTTGAAAGCCTGCGGCCTCTCTGAGACCGTGGTGGCCACCACCAGCGTCACCTACGCGCCGGTGAGCGCCAGCTTCAGCAGCTGCACCATCTACTTCCACAACGACGGCATCCGCCACAAGGTGACCGGCTGCCGGGGCACTTGGAGCGTCAGCGCGGAGGTGGGCGCAATCCCGTTCATCACCTTCACGATGACCGGGATCTACAACGCACCGACCGACGAGACGCTGCCCAGCCCGACCTACGCCAACCAGGCTGCGCCGCTGATCTTCAAGAACGGCAACACCAGCAACTTCTCGATCTTCAGCTACAGCGGTTGCCTGCAGTCGCTGAATTTCGACCTGGCGA